TGCTCTGGCATGATTTTTTCCTCATGTTAAAATTGATGCAGAATTGCTTCTGGGTTAGGTACTCTTGCAATGATTTCGTCGTCATTGAGTATTTTTATTTCACCGCCCTCGATTTGAAAACGAGATCCTGCGTAACGACCAAACATTACCCAATCTCCCTCCTCGCACCAAGAACCAGTTGAAAATCTTTCTCCGCTATAGGCCAAAGGACCTACTTTTAGAACATAGCCTAAGACAGTGGCTAGTGATTGTCTTCCAAGTGTTTCGTCGGTAAGTTCAATTCCACCCTTTGTTTTTCTTTGACCTCTAAAAGGAAGAATCATTATTCTCCATCCTGTTGGCTCTGGAAGACTTTCTAATAAATCTTCACCAACTTTGGCTGGATCCAACTCAAGGCCTTCGTCATATACTTTTTCTAAGGGTGTTTTTTCGGACTCTTCTGTAGCCCATTTTTGCTCTAGCGCTGTTTTAGCCATTATTCTATATCCTGGTTTTTTAGAATGGTTCTAATTTCTTCGCGAATGAAGTTTAGCGCTTCGATTTGGCCGACCAGATTACGATAATGTGACCAATCTTTTGTTTCACCATTGGCCATCATTTCTTGTATCTGCTGCTCTTTTTTCCCAATTGCGCGCTGCACAGCTGTCGCGAACTCTAAAATATCTATCTCTAGCTCCTATTACCCACCATATACAGGGTTGTAAATTCCGTACCCATCAGGGACTGGAATAGTTGTTATTCCTCCCATGTTGGGTACTCCAGATGGTCCGTACGGATCTGATTGATACTGACCACTTAAATAAGGATTGTATCCTGTTCTGTCTCCATAAACCATATATTGTTTAGACATTTCTTGAGCTTCCCTTGTTGCCGCTTGTTCTTGTTCTTGTTGTTGCGCTTGCATGTCGGCAATCATTTGTTGCATTTGTTCCATGGTCATGCCTTGAACAGGCGTGGTTCCTGTTTCTTGAACAGGTGTGGTTTCTGGAGATGGTGGCATTGGGTCAGCCCCAGGTATTGGTCTTGGATCAATTATGTCGATTGGTGTATTCCAATCTTCTATAGAAAAACCGCCCTGATTAAGCATCTCCTTTTGTTCGGGGGTCAGTGGTACACCAATAGCCTCTGCCCATTTCTCAGGATCAACTGGCTCCCCTCTAACTATTCCGTCAAAAACCATTTCCTCTTCCATCATAGGTGTTTGGCTGGCTTTCCAAAGTTGATTAATAGGATTTTGAATATACTTTTGAAATATCTCATCTCTTTGCCTAGCAAATAATGGTCCAGTCATTAAATTATCCAAATCTTCTTTAGACTGAATAGACATTGGATCCGTCTGCATTATGTCCCTAAAGTTTTGATTAATCTCTTCTATTGGAATACGGTCCGTGGTTAGTTTAGGCGTGTTCAAAGCATTTTCTTCCATTTCTCTTCTTAGTCTTGCGGTCCTTTCTTCTGGATCTTCCATCATCCTATAACTATCACGGTATGGTTCATCATCCACAATTTGGCTTCCAGATATAGGCATCACAGGTGCGGAAGGTGTTTTAGGAAGACCGGACAAAAGTTGCATAATGTCTTCTCCTCCCATATCTATTAAAGGTAAAACGTCAGATAAAGAAGCTATGCCTGTTGTAGGCATAGACGGCATTGTTCTCATGTCGGTCATGGGACCAACTGGTTCTGGCATCCGCATGGGTTGTTGAGTAAATTTTGGCGTCTGCTTTCCTGGAAAACTAGGTCCTGATAAAACTTGCGCAACCTGTTCTTCGATACTTGGTGGACGTTGAAGAAACTGTTTTCTTGGTGGAATCTTTTTAAAAGGCAGTTTCTCAGTTCCAGGAATTATTACTGGACCCGTTGTTGTACTAGGCACACCACTTCGTCTAGGTTCTGTTGTGCTAAGTCGTCTTGCCACTGTCTTTCTCCATGTCTTTTTTAATTCTCTCTCTTTCTACATTCGCTTTTAGTGCTGCGATGTCTTCTTGAGATTTAATTTTTTCTTCTTCAGCTTGGTCTTTCTGCACAAGTTTTGCTGTTTCAAGTTCTAGTTTCTTCTCAGCAATTTCTTTATCATCTTGGTTTTCTTGCGATCTTATCTGAAGCTCTTGTTGTTTTAATTCTACCACTCCATCATCGGGTGGTGTCAAGATTTCTTCGAGAGAAGGCATAATTGTTTCCATAAGCTCCACTTCTATGCTCGCCTTCAATGCCTCTTTTTCTGGATTAGGTGGAGGCGGTTGTTGTGGCATACCGGGAGGAGGTGTTGGTCCGCCTTGTTGCATTTGCGGCATCATGCCTTGTTGTGGCATAGGTTGTTCAGGCATTTGCTGGTCGGCAACTTTCTGTGCTTCTAATGATATGTGTTGAAAGATATGTGACACCAAAGACGGCACCGTTGCTGGATTCATCATGGCCACAGGACTTTCTAATAAGGTTAGGTGCGCCTCAATGTGCGTCATGTGTTCTTGTTCAGGGAACGCTGTCGCTGGAGCACCCATGATTGCTGCACCGTTTTCTGACGCTGGGTCCACAGGAGCGGGAGGTGGTGGATCAGGCAGTAACAGTGCTTCAATGTTTTCTGTTCCTAACGCTTCATACATTCTGCGATAGGATTCTTTAATGTTGTGTATTTCTGGATTGCTTTGCACCAGTTGTAGTTCTTGTTGCGCAAGTGAAATCCTTTGACTCATTGAGAAGAAGTTTGGATCAGAAACAGGAACAACATCAACGCGGTCGTCGAAGTCCTGTTGTTTAATCATCTGATCTCCGCCAGCAACAAGGTACGGATATTCTGGTGGTAGATACTGAGCAAACAATCTTGCTAGTATTTTAAATTCTGTTTTCTGCGCATAATGCAGTCGTTTGTGTACTGCCGACATGACACGAGTGCCTTGCTCTAATAGAGCCATGGTTGTGCCGACTGGTAGTTCCTGATTGCCTTCGCCGATTTGTAGATTTGCTAAAGAAGCAAAACGTTGTCCCGCTTCAACACAAGTTCCCATTAGTGCGAGCAATGTTTGTGATGGTTCTTTATATGGTAGTGGTACTAAAGAATCTCGAAGCGCGCCTCCCGGTGCATCAACATCGCGAAACTCTCCCGGCTCTAGTGGAGTCTCATCATCCCTGATTCTAAGACCTCTTGCTTTAAATCCAGCAGGAAGGTTTGCGAGGGTTCCCGCATCTATTAATTGTCTAAGCGCTGCGGTTGCAGTTTTAGACAAACCGCCGATCATGTGAATGAGTCCGAATCCGTAGAAACCCAATCCTGGAAGGAACTTGTAGTGAACAAAATACTGAGTCTTTCTTTTTAGAGGATCATTCTGATCGTAGTTTCTACGGATGGACAAAACTTTGTTTGATGTTCGATCAACAGTAATTATATAAGGAATGTGCATACCGTCGGGATCTTCAAATCCCGGTATGTCCATGGACACATGAAACTCCAAGAGTTCATACATCATTTCTGTTGCACCGCTAGCGGACACGCCTTCGAGATCATCCACTTTGTCTTGTGGCTTGCTGTCTATGTTTGTCTCGGACGGTTCAATGGATATGTCTCTGTAGAATCCTGCAAGTTGTTGCGCTCGAACTTCGTTGTATGTCATTTTGACAATGTGTGTTACGCGCTCGCAAGTTTCTAAGTCACTTGCTGTATACGGAACAACTAAATCTTCTGTGGGTACAAAGGTGCTGACCGCTCTTTGTTTGCTTGGATCAAAATAAACCTTCTTAAACGCAGACCCTGCAAGCGGTAAATAGAACAATAATTGGTCCATTTCAGGGGTATATTCCTGCATTTCGGTGGTTATTTGGTAGTTCATGTACTCTTGAACACGCTCCGCTTGCGCCTCAATTTCAGGTGTTTCCATGCCCATTACCTGTGTTTTTACAGGTCCTTTTGATGGCAAAAGCTCTTTAAAGGCTTGAGCTTGGAATTGAGTAACCGATTCTGCTAGGAGGGGGTGGGTGACGCCGCTTGCGCCCGGAAAGGGACGGTCGCGATCTTCGTATTTGAAACCGAGTAAGTCTAGTCCTTCGACATAAGTCTGTTCCCATTCGCCACGACTTGCATGATCTTCGTCAAAGTCGCCGACTAGATCATTGGCAATCAGTCCCAGTTCGCCTTCTTCTAAATAATCCGCTAGGTTTGCGTCGAAAGGAATCTGATCCATGAAATCCATGTCCATTTCTTCTGGACCAAAATTTATTTCCGCTGATCCGTCTTCAATAAACGATACCGAAGCACCTTGGTCCATGGACATTGGTTCTTCGATCTCTACTGTTTCGCCTGCTTCGACGTCTAAATCGATAAGATCAGAGATCCGATCTATGTTTGTCGGCTTGTTGTCGCCTATTGCCATTAGTTAGTCCTTCCAAATTCTCTGGGCAAAGGCTGTAAATAATCCATTAGAAACTCGGCTGTTTGCTCTCCAAAACTAGGTTCTTCTGGAATCATTGTTGCTTCTGCCATTTTACCCAACGCTGCGGTTGTACCCAACAACTTGAGTTGTTCGTTGTCTGCCACTTCTTGCATTACTGATTGTATTTCGTCTTCTATTTTTTTAATTTTAGCTTGCCAATACTTTGCATCTTCGGGTTTGTAATAAGGGCTGTTGGCATCATTTTTTGCCCATTTTAACTCTTCTCTAAGCTTTTTAAGCATGGCTGCTGCTTTCATTTTTGGGTTTTTAAGGTCTGGTCTAGCTCTTCTGTACGCTTCTGTAAGAAGTTCGTCCGCCGCTCTTTGTGACTCTGTTCTTTTATAAAAAGTTGAATAAGGATCACCATATATTCTACCTGTTACCTTTTCGCCCATGATGTCCCCAGTTCTTCCTTCAAGCATTTTTCTTTGTGTTAGTTCTTTTGTAGCGGGACTAGGCTCAATGGTTTTACGATAAAGCGCTCTTATTTGTTGCGCCAATTTTTCTTTTTGCTCAAGAGACAGATCTGATCTTCTGGCTATTTTTTCTATTTCTTCTATAACCTCTGGTGCATCGTGCCTAGAAATTCCCAATCTTGGTCCTTTACTAACTAAAGACGCAATACCTTTTGCTGCTTTAGGTATAAAAAACATTAGTTAGTCTCGAAACAACTCGTTCAACAGCAAGTCTTCGGGAGACAGGAAAGAAAATTCTTCAAGTCCTGGTTCTGGATCAGGCATGTCGTAACCCATCTGAGTTGCGTCCATCATTTTACCAACAGCTTGGCTTGGCTCTCTCATGCCTCTGAACTCTGGTCTGACTAAAAAAGAATCTTGTATCATTTCAGGAAGTCTGCCTTCTCTGGCCATTCCTTCCACCACTGCGCCTCCTACAAAACCTGCGCCTCCTGCTCCTACCATTTTTATAATGTTCATAGAAAGTTGAGTTGGATCTGATTGAGCAAGTTGAGCGGGAGTTGCGTTTCTAATTGCTGTTGCTGCTGATCTAATCGTCTCTACTTTTTTAGCTGCTGGAAGATCCATTTTCATAACTGAGTCTCTAATCATTCCCATGGTTTCGTCTCCAACTTGTTTGGCTCGCATGGCTGTGCTGGGGGCATATCGTGGAATTGAACTAGCAGGGGTCCAACTGTCTTTCATCCTGTAGGGTTGGAGCACTTCATCTAGGTGGGTGCTAGCTGTTTCATAGCGCCCTTTTGCTGCTTGAGTCGCCTGTTTCGCCTCCATTAAATTCCTTTGCGCAACTTCTTCAGGAGTCAGCTTTCTGTTTGGTCCTCTGCCTCTTCGCATCAAAGACCCAAGGCCTTTACCAATACCTTTAAGTATTCCCATAGCCATTAGTAGACTCCTGTAAACTTGATGCCGCGTAGTGCTGCGCCTTTGCCTCTTGATTTACCTTTGCCTGCGCCGGGCTTTGGCCCTTTGCTGGTTGCTATGGTTTTTTGTTTTGCGTAAGGAACCATTCCTTGATCCTTGATCTTTTCACCTTTGTCCATTTTAATTCCTCTAGTAATATTCTCTGATTCTGCGAGGCTCGTTATCCTGCATATCATAATCTGATTCTAAACCAATAAATCCCCCTTGTCGATAGCGAAGAAGAGCCTGAGTGGTTGAGTCTACCAAATCGTCGTGATCTCCGAAAGGAAATGCTGCACATTCTTCGACGAGTTCTTCCGCCCAACGCGTCTCTGGCACATAGACCATGCCCGATTCGAGTATGGGTGCAACCGAGTTCACTCTTGCAATCTTGTCTTGTCCTTTTCCTGGAGAGTAATTGACTACAGGAATCCCCGCTGCTCGCAATTCATCGGTGAGTGGCATACCGGATGCTTTTGCTTCAACAATAATGGTGTCTGGTTCCCAATATGTGTACTGCTCGTATGCGATTCTTTTCAGTTCTGGAAAGTCCCACCGCCCTTTTTTGCTGTCTAGCAGTAACAAACAGGGTCTATGTGAGCCTTCTTCGGGATGAAACACGCACCAAGTGGTAATAGCAGAGTAGTCCGCGGTTTCTTTCTTGCTAAACGCCGTGTCGTAGCTTTGAATGACGTAGTGCATTTGCGGCACTTCTTTTTTGCTCCAAGTGTTCCACCATTCACGCTTGAGCAACGCCCCTTCTTCCGAAGTTGGGTTCTGCATCCACTGTGCTTCCCACTTTGACACAGGAATAGACGCTTTTACGCCCTCTAGCTCTTCAATTTTCCAATAGCCGGGCCATAAAGGCTTGTTTGACTCTGGAAAAATGGCTGGAAATTCGACTACTTCCCACTGATCTGCGTGATCTTGTGTCTGTTTTGCCAATAATCTGCCTGTTAAGTCCTTGGTCGACCATCTTGTCATCACAATTACGATAGCCCCACCCGGTTGTAAACGCTGTCGCGGTCCAGAACTGTAGTATTCCCATGCGTTGTCCAGTGCTGTGGGTGATAATGCGTCTTGCTCCGAGTGAATGTCATCGAGAACCAACAAATCCGCACCCCGTCCGGTTACGGCTCCGCCGATACCCGAATAAAACGCTTCGCCCCCACCGCTGGTTTCCCAACGTCCTGCCGATTTGCTGTCTGCTTTAAGCGCCACCCCTGGAAAAACTGCTTGATAATCTTCGGAATCAATTAAGTCCCTGACTCTTCGACCAAAACGAAAAGCCAGTTCTGCTGTATGTGTAATTTGCATGACTTTAAGTTTTGGGTTTCTGCCTAAAACCCACGAAGGAAAGTATGTGGATGCGAACTCACTCTTTGTATGTCGTGGTGGCATGTTAATAATCAAACGTTTTAGTTCACCACGAGCAACTTGTTCAAGTTTCTCAGCAAAAATCTGATGGTGGCGTCCTTCAATAAAATCGGGCCACATGTGTTTGACATACGTCAGAAAGCTTTCTGCGCCATTGCGTTGGAGTTGTTTGGTGCGTAATGCCTCTGTCAATTCAATGAGTTCTTTCGTTGCGTCAGGATATTGCTCCGCCAAACGTTCCAAATCAATATTCATAGTTAACCACTTTTCTTTCTGCGAAACAATTCTAATCTTATTTTATGTTTTACTTTTGGCTTGGTGTTTTCTTTTTCAAGCGATTCTAACAAGTCCTTGGTCGGTGTTCCTCTCATCCAATGATGAACAACGGTGGTTGTCCCGGTTCTGCGGTCGTAGATTTTTTCTGAAGGTTTAAATTTAATTGGCATTTTCTTTGTTGTGTATTATGTTTTTGCACCACCAGTAGAGTTCTCCCTCTCCCAGTGTGTGTTTTATGGTGTTGACTCTTTGTGTCACTAATTGCACGTTGCCTATTATATATCCTTTGTTAGGATCTTTTCTATCAATACTGGCATTAAGATCCTGTCGTCCTTCGCCTCCGTGCCACGTCATAAACACACCTGATAAAGCACAACATCCTTCTTGTTTGTGCCACAATTTATTTATATGGTCTGCATCAATATCCCACTCCATATCTGCTCTTGCTGTTTTTAATTTGTGATACACCACAGCGAGATAGGATTCCGGCGTATGATTCCTTGCAACGTTTCTTTGAAAAGAGGTGCAGCGTTTGCAAACATTACGTTTCTTGGTGTATTCCGATTGTGGAAGTGTTCGATTACAAGTGATGCAAGTTTTTTTCATATATAAAATTTGACGGTGGCCCAGGGACTCCTAACCTTTTTTGTTATATAAGGGGGGTCGCAAAATGTCAAATTTTCTGGATATTCTGTGCCTGTCTATTTTCTGCTCTAAAGATAAAGATAGACAAGCTAGCAAATGGGGGGGTTCCCCCTATCTCCCATTTGCTAGCTTGTCAGAGCCGCCCTCAGAACAAACTAGCGCGAGTTTAAGAGCCTTTGTCCGTCGTTGTTGGTTTGATTACCATGTGCGCTCGGCAAAGGCTCTAAGGCTTGGACAACCTATTGTATGCGCCAAACTCTGAGTTGATTATCTTGAGTTCGTCTGCTAGTGCATGTTCGTCCAGATTTTTTGAAGGCGTCTCTAACAGCTCGCTTAAGCTGAACAACATTAGGTAGGCCTTTAGGTCTTTGAACCAAGTGTTCCGGTGCCATAAAAGAATCACCTATTTCCATGCTCTGAATCATGTTGCTTTCATCAAGAGTCAAGACTCTAGTGTTTCCTCTTTCGTTAGTAGGATATGGAACATTCTTTTCAATCCGAATGGTGGAGGGACTTTCGTCCCTCTCCATTTGTTCGATGTGTAGGTCAGACATTTTCATTCTGCACCTCCATCGTTGAATCCGTTAGGATTAAATCTATCTAACTGACCAATAAAGTGGTTGTGAGACAAGTTTCTAATCTCGCCTTCGATAACCGATAATGCTCTCGCCTCTGCATCTGTTAAAGTGCCTCCTCTTTTGTTGGTCAATAACTCGATCAATGATACGACGATGTTTCCATCGGCATCATCGACTTGTGCCATGACTAAGCCTAGATTTGGGTTGTTGTTTGGGTTTGTTATATCTTGTGGCATTTTTGCCTCCCTTTATTATTTATTAAGTTCATTAGTAATTCTAATGAATATATAGTATATGTCAATATATATCTTATATTATGTGTTTGTTTTTATACAACAGCTGTTGGTTTTATACAACAGCGTTTGGTATTGCATATATGGGATAAGTTTGATAGTCTTGTATATGAACTTAACAAAG